TTCTCACACATATAAAAATTGTTCTTTCTCTTGCTTGAGGTGTTCCAAAATCAGCGGCATTCAAAACTTGATACGAAACTTCATAACCTATTCGTTCAAAATCATTAATAAATTCTAAAAGTTTCTTTTTCGATTCTCCGAAAGTTATTCCTTTTACATTTTCTGCTACAATAACTTTTGGTTGAATTCCTTTAGCAATACGTATATATTCTAAAAATAAATCTTCAATGCCTTCTTGCACTTTAGTTGAATATTTTTTAATTCCCTCTTTTATTTTCTTTTCACCAGTTTGTATTACTTCACCAGTCTCAAAATTTATTTCTGATTGTGTAGTATCTTCTACATAACCCACCCAGCCCTTGTTACGTTTTCCAGAAAGTGAAAACGCAGAACAAGGAGGAGAACCATCAAGTAAATCTAATTCACCAACTTTAATTCCAGCCATTTCTAAAAAATCATCTGATGAATATTTTTTAATATCATCTACTAAAACCTTTGTATCTGGAAAATTTGCTTTATATGTAGATATTGCTTCTTCGACAAATTCATTTATTAAAAGTATATTTGCTCCAGCAAGTCTATATCCAGTAGAACTTCCCCCACCACCAGCAAAACAACTGATGACATTAAATAGTTTTTCAGATGATTTTTCTTTAACTTCTTTTACATAATATTTTTGATAATTCATACAAAAAACTCCTCTATACTTGTAGTTGTAGTATTCCAATCTCTGACTAAATCCATTATTCTAGTTCTATTATATACATTAATTTCTTTATTGTCAAGAAGTATTTCAAAATAATTTGGTATTCCTGCGGCTAACTGTAAATTCAGATGATTTCTTCTCTTTATTTCTAGCAATTCAGGAAATGCATTAAATAATGGTGCTTTTTGATATGGTTTATTAAAAAAATTCCAATCATGCTCTATCATCCAGTCCCAGACCTTCTTATCGATGTATGGAGCAACTAAAGTAGAATCTATAGTTTCTGCTAATAGCATTTGTTGTTTCACTCCTACAGGGTTTCCTGGGGTGAATTTTTGAGATTCTTTATCAAGTTTACCAAAATAACCATTTCTAAAAACATCAAACAACTCTTTAGTGTGTTTATAATGAATATTTGCACGTTTACTTACTCCATAATAACCATCAGCGGCCCATCCTGTTAAGATATATTTTTCTTTTATATGAGGATAGACATATAAAAATGGAAAAGTACATTCTACATGAGTTTTCTTTTTACATTCATATTTTTTAATCAAAGTAAAAAAATCATTTTCAATATTGTCAACTGGAACATCTATAAGTTTAAAATTCCAACCAAAATGCTCACATGCTTTTTTTGCGTATATGCTATCCTCAGAATCTTTCCCATCAACCCGAAACGTATAACAATTTAATGTTTTGTTTAATCTATGAGCCGCTATGGCAACTGTTAGACTATCTGTTCCACCAGACATTAATACTGCAACGGTTTGATCGGGTGCTTCTTGATCAATGATGTCCGTGATAATTTTATCAATCACGAAAACCTTCGCCTTTTAAAAAATGTTCAAATCTGTGTTTAATGATAATATAAAATAATTTTAATAAATTATCTTCAGAATAATTGCCCACATCTTTAACTATCAATTTATATTTTGTCATTTTTCGTTTTCCTTAAAAGAGTTTTCATTTTTTTTCTTGCTTGTTGCATATGAATTTGACTGGTTCTATCAAAAAACGTATAGCCATTTAAATGATCATATTCATGTAATATAATTCTTGCGGAAAGACTGATAAAATTTCCATTATATTCTTCACCGTCCTTATCTCTCCAATTAATAGAAACCCCACTTGGTCTTGCTACCTTAGGAAACAAACCAAACCAAGTAAGACATCCTTCTTTCATTAAAGTTTGTTCATCTGTCGCTTCTATAACTTTGGGATTAATCATAACCAAAGGCTCGCCTTCATGTAACACAGCAAATGATCTGCAATTAATACCTATCTGATTAGAAGCAAGTCCCAATCCTTGATGTTGAATCATATTTTCAATTAATGTCTGTTCTAATTCCTGTGCATTCAATGTATGTAATATTTTTTTATCATCGAAATATGTTACTTTATTAGACTCAAAATCAAATTCATCTAATCTAGTTTCTATTAAAGGATGCATTCCTTCTACGAGATTTAAAATCATTGTACTATTCTACTAAAATTTTTGACTTTCTCAAATTTAATTGTGTGTTTAAATTTATCATAAAGCACTTCTCCCTTATGACTTATTACAAATACATTTGATGCATTACCGAGAGAATGAATTATTTTAAGAAAATCACTTGTTCCATCTTCATCAAGTGAACTATCAAATACTTCATCTAATATAAGCAAATTTGTACTCATACTATTTTTTAATTTAGCAATTGCTCTCCATGTAAAAAGTAAAGCTAAATCAATTCGCATTTTTTCACCTTCACTAAATGAAGCATAAGTAAAAATATCACGAAATCTAGATTTAATTGTTTCCGTAAAACTTTCATCTAAATTAAATGAAACATAAAAATCCATTGATGCCAAATACTTATTAATCAGTTTATTCATAATTGGCAAATATTTTTTAACAATTAAAGTTTTAATACCACTATCTTTAAGCAAAACACTTGCAGTATCATATAGAGATTGTAAATTACTATGTTGTTCTTTTAATAATAAAAAATTTTTTTGTTCTAATTTTAATTTTTTTAATTTTGTAGAAGCATCAGTAACATCTGCATCATTTTCATTTAATTGTTTTATTTCTTCATTTATCTTTTCAATATATTGATTAATAGCAAATATTGAAGCATTATGCTTTGTTACAGTACTTTGAATTTCTGTAATATTTTTTTGAGTAGTTTGCATCTCAGAAATTAAATCAAGAGATGCACTTATTTCCATTCCTATTTTTCCAACTGCTTCGCCCAATTCTATTTTCTTTTCTTCTTTTGAATGAATTTCACAATTTCTGTGTTCATCATCTATTGTCTGATTACATGTTGGACAATCAGTATTTTTATTATAAAACTCAATTTCGTTTTCAAGTTTCTTTACATTTTTTTCAATTTCGTCTTGATATTTTTCTAATGTCTGATGTTTCTTTTGTACTATATCAAAATCATCAACAAGTTTTTGAAGAGTTAATATGTCTTTATCACAATTTGCAACTTGAGAATTATATTGTTCTATTTGTATGTGAGATTCTTTAATCTTTTTTTGATTACCAGCAATTAATTGTTTATTGCTTTTTTTCATTTTTGAAATATAATCTTCTTGTAATTCTAATGCATTTTCAGTTTTTGAAAAATTCAACTCATTTTGATATTGTTCTTCTTTCAAATTAGAAACTTTACCTTTTAATAACATATTCATTGTAGAAAATATTTGAATATCAAGTAAATCTTCAATAATAACTCTACGATCATTTGTTTTGAGTTGCATGAAAGGAACAAAAGATGAGCTACCAAGAACCACAATTTGAGTAAATGATTTATAGTTCAATTTAAGAACATTTTTTTCAAGATGTTCTTGATAATCTTTTACTTTTGAATCTTGATTTAATAATGCACCATCAACTTCAATCTCAAATCGATTTGGTTTAATACCCCTACGAACAAGATAGTGTTTATTACCAATTGAAAATTCTGTTTCAATAAGACAATTTCTATCATTAATCGAATTAATAATTTGTGATTTATTAATATTTCGAAACGCTTTTCCAAACAAACTAAAAGTAAGAGCATCTAGTATTGTAGATTTACCAGATCCATTTTCTCCAACTATTAAAGTCGTTGGATTTTGTTTTAAGTCAATTTCGATAAAATTTTGACCTGTGGAAAGAACATTTTTCCAGCGAATTCTATGAAAGTTTATCATAGTTTGATTTTAATATTTCAATTATTTCTTTTTGGCAAGCAAAAACCCTAGCGTATGCTATGTCTCTGTTATTTTGATATTTGTGTCTATTAGTTTTAATATATTCCTTTTCAAAGACAGATAATTCATCAAGTTTAGTCTTCAGTAAGAAATTGAGGGGATGATCCATTTTCAAACTTATATTCTGAATTTTTTATTTCTTTTTTAAGAACATCAATAATATGAGAATTTAAAGACAACTCTCTTTTATGTGCATCCAATGCTAATTTTATTATTACTTCATCTGGTAAATTTAATTCAAGTTCGCTACTCATAATTGTTTCTGATGGATGTCTAAGCTGAGATTTGATAATCGATGGCTTCATTGTACAATGTCCTTATTAAAGTGTCAAGTTCTTTTTTATCTTTTTGTATGTTTAATGTATCTATATAATTACTCAAAATAGTGAGTGTATCTTCAGCTTCATCAATAACTGAATCATCATCTTCAAAATCAAGATCGATATTTTCCACAACTGATATATCTACTACATCAACTTTGTACAATTCATCCAACATTGTATCAAACCAATATGGATTTTGTTTTTGTACAACAATAACTTTAACGATTGATCCTGCATATTTTTCATAATTTTTTTCTTTAATTTTTTCATATGTCTCTTTAGTATCATCATAATAAATTTTATAAAACATATGATAAGGATTTTGAATATATTTCAATTCTCTTGTTTTAGTATCAAAAATATGAAATCCTCTTGAATCATTATAATCAGACCAAGTTATTTCATAAGGATTACCAAGATAAGTAATGCTTCCCTGTGTAGACTTATGGTGAAAATGTCCACTATATACTAAATCAAATTTAGAAAATACATTCGCATCATAACCATAATCACATACCTGATTATGATTCATTAAAAAACCACTAATTTCAAGATGTCCCATCATAATTTGAGAAGATGTCTTTTTAATAGCATTCATACATTCTGTATAATTATCTGAAGTAATCCAAGGCATCATCATTATTTTAGTACCATCAAAATCAACTTCTCTTGGACTTGCATAAACCCAAGGTTCATAACGACCATCTGATGATGAAAATAATTCTTGCATTGAATTTATGCTATTTGTATTTTTATAGAAAATATCATGATTTCCAATTATGAAATGAGTATCAACACCCATCTTCCATAATCGTTCTACAAAATTTTCTCTTAAATCATTGGCAGTTTTAAAATTGATATATTTTCTTCTGTCAACAACATCCCCTAAATGAATACATGTTTTGATATCATGTTTTTCAATATAAGGAAAAAAAACATTATCATAAAATTTACGAAAATAATTAGAGAATGCAATATTATCGTTTCTTGCACCCCAATGAGTATCTGTGATTAATGCTATTTTCATATATTAACTGATCCTATATTAGAAACAACCGTATCCTCATCATCTTTTTTCTTTCTTTTTTTAAATCTTTTTTCTTCGAAATCTTCTATAAACTTAGCTATAGCCATTCTAGAATCAGCAGATCCTATTAAACTCAAATATTCTTTAGTATCATCAGGTCCACTCTCTATATGATCTTCAAGATAAGATAATCTATCCATTTCTTTATATTTAATATATAAATTCTTTTTTTCTTTTTGAATTCTTCTAACAAAAGCCCAATAAATTATTTGAGTGAAATATGCAAAGGGATTTTTTGATTTTTCTGGATTGAAATTATTAACATATTGTAGACAATTTTCTATACCATCAGAAATCATATCATCTTTAAATGCATAATTTATAAAATTGGGTCTAAAAGAAAGTCTTTGAGCTATAAGTAAAAAACACTCTCCTACATAATCTGGTACAGGAGGTATTTCTATATTTTCTATCTCTGCTTTGCTGATTTTTTCTTTATATTCAATCATAGCTTCAAGAAAATGTTCATTATTTATATAATTAGCCATTATTTCTCCTTGTTAAATGTCTTATTATAATATCATAAATATGTACTATTTGTCAAGGGATTTATATTGATTTATTATATATATAATCATAGAGGAAAAATCTAAGAATTTATCGGAACAGTTATAATGGTATATTCAAACTGTTCTTCATTATAAAGTTTTATTCTTTCTACAAAATGCTTTAAAGTATAATTTTTATAACTTTTATAAGAAAAATCATCCGCTATATCATATAATGTGGCCATTTCTTTCAACTCATTTTTTCTAAGTCCTCTTCCTATGCTTTGTAAATTTCTTACTCTTGATTTAGAAGGAGAAGCAAAAATGACATTATGTAAATTAGTGATATTGATGCCAGTAGAAAAGGTACCATAGCTCGCAACAATGATGGCATCTGTTTCGTTTTCAACGATTCCTCGAATATCCTCTCTATCAGTTGTTTCGGTTCCTCCATACACGAAGAAGATTTTTCTTTCATTTTTAGCCTTTTCTTTTATAAGATCATAAATTATTCTTCCATGCTTTTCTACCATTTGAAATAACACTAAAGTATTATTACTTAAACTTATTGCAAGATTTCGAATGAATCTATTTCTTGCTTCATTTGAAACAATAATATTAAGTTCTTCTTTATAATTATACGATTTAACTTGTTCACATAATTCTTTAGGATATTGTAAAACTAAAGACTTAATCTGAAATGGAGATAATGTTTTTTTGTCTATTAACTCTTTTGTAGTTGTTACTGTATAAGTTTTTCCAAACAATCCTTCTAAAACCAATTTATGTGTTAAAGTACCATCCAAAGTTCCTGTTGTCCCAAATTTATATTTTGTTTTAGTCGTCTTTTCCATTATTGATGTAAGTGATTTTGCTTTAAAAAGATGAGCTTCATCTCCTAAAATAAAATCAAACTCTGCATAATAATTAATAGTCATTTTATACAAAGACTGCCAAGTGGAAATATAAATTGGTTTAGATGATACTCTATCCTTACCTGCATAAATTTGATGAATATTTTCTGAAGCATCCCAATTATCTGTTTTAGAATAATCAGCAAAATCACTTTTCATCTGTGCAACTAAAGATGTTGTGGGAACGACTATTAATGCTTTAAAAGTTGGAAGTTTTTGTTGATAATATCTTAAAAGAAGGTATATTATGAAAGATTTGCCAGATGCTGTGGGAGAGAGAAGCAAGCACCTTTCATGATTTATAGCGTATAAAAACGTATCAATCTGATAATCTCTAGCAGTAATGGTTAATGCAAGATTTTTGGCAAATCTCTCATAATCTTCTTTATTATATTTATTTAAACTTTTTGGAAAACTTTTATATTCTATTTCATACTGTCTCTCTTTTGAAAATTTAAGTAAATGATCTAATAATCCAATATATAATTCTTTCGATCTTAAATTGTAAAGTCTAATTTTACCATCCCACATTTTATTTTTATAAGACGGCATAAATCTATAACCAGGAATAAAAAAAGTAAAATATTCACTTATCTCCTGTTCAATACCTGGTTCTGCTTGAACCAACATATATACTTCATTTTTTTTGTCTATTGAAATTTTTTCTATCATTTCTTAACCAGACCTTTGAGGCCACCCAAACATTATCAGGCAATATCCAAACTTCATTAAAATTTTCTCCAACTGCTCTTGCAACATTTCCCCAATTATAATCATGTCCCATAATTAGGCCATTTTCTTTTACTATTGGTTCCCAACATTCTATATCATTTTTAACACTCTCATAACTATGATCTCCATCTATGAAAATAAAATCAATCGATTCTCTATCAAATTGTTTTGAAGCATTAACCGAAGTATCTATGATTATTTTAAGATTTGGAAAATAAAGAGACTCTTGTAACATCTTTCTTCTAATCATATTTAAAGAGTCATCATCATAACTTCTAATGTTAAATTTTCGTACTTCGCCTATCTTTTTTTCATATAAAGTATTTTCTTCTTGCACTTTGTATGGATCAACACCATAAATTTTAATTTTTTCATTGTTTTTTGCTATTTGGAAAATATTTTCGCCTTCTTTAACACCAATTTCAACACCTATTTTCCAATTAAACTGTGTAATAAAAACATTAATTATATCCCATCTTCGCCACTGAACAGGATAAGCAAACTGAACACCATTTTTTATTAAGTCTCTTGGATTTGGTGAATTCATTTTAATAAGTTAGCCCATTTTTTAATGATTTTATCAGGATCAAATTTTTTCATATCAACTGATGTTTTTCTTTTTTCAATATCAACAGTCCAATCATATACATCATCTATAGTTGTATTTTTTCTTATAAACATGTTATTTTTATCTGTTAATATTTCTTCAGCCGCATCTGATTCATATGTTATTACAGGTACTCCTAATTTATTTGCTTCAAGATAAATAAGACCAAAGGTTTCTTGAGGCATTCCTGCTCTAAAAAGACATGCGGCATTTGATAAACTTTTTAAAACTGCTTCATAATTTAATTCTCCCAAGAAATGAATAGGATATCCACTTTTATTAAGATCAGCAATAAAATCTGTAAATATCTTGATATCTTTTTTTTGTCTTTGTGGGGGACAGCAAACATAAAAGGGTCTTTTCATTCCTTTATCATAAAGAGCAACATAAATCGTTAATGCTTCTCTAAATCCTTTTCCAAAAGCACTCATCCAAAAAAGATAATTTGATCTCTTTTCTTTTGGTTTTTGTTTATCCATGTTTTTTGGAATCATATAATGAATAGTTTGATCTCCCTTAACTTTTTTTCCTTTATCATGAACATAATTTTTAAGTGCATCAGATAAAAATAGTCTAGGAACTTCTTCATGACAAGTTGTCCAATTATGTAACCAAATATAAGTTTTATCTCCACTATTAATTTCTAAAGGAGATAGTACTTTAATATGAGGATTATACATAAAATAATTTTTCCAACTATTACCAGCATATGCAATCTGATTACAATGTATTCTTACTCTTGATCTAGCATAATAGTGTCTAAAAACATTTAAATGTTTTACACCATTTGTTATTCGATCACTTCCATCTGTTAGAGAATGAACTAATCCAACATTAAAATTTTCACTAGCAAGTTTTTCCGCAACTGTTATAATCTGTCTTTCAGTTCCGCCTATTGCTCCACCATCAATTTCAAATAATTGAGGTGAAAAGATCAAATAATCATACATTATGCTCCTGAAGTAAATCTTCTCCAATCAATTATATTCTTGATCAAAAAATTTCTATTGACAACTGTTTTTATAATTGATTCTAAATAATTTATTTTTTCTTTTTGATATTCAATTTTTTCTTGCATATCAATCATATCTTTATCTGAATTTAAAAATCTATCTAAATCCAATTTATTTCTAGACTTAAGGTCTAATTCAAATGGTTCCCACTCCAGTCTGTCTAAACTATTTTTATCAAGTTTACCTGTATAATAAAGCCACTTTAATTTAGACAATTCTTTCTTCTTCGACTCATATTTTACGAGTCTTAATTTCTCATCTGAAAAAATTTTAAAATATTTGTTGTGAAGTTCTGGTATTCTTTTTGATTCTGTATCTAATTGTAAATCATCTAGAATACAATCACTGGTCCATAATTCTTGAATATCTTCTAATTTCATTATACCTCATAATTAACGTTCTCCTATAATTCTTTCAACATTATATGTTGCATATGCAAATGTAGCATCTGCGGCAACAACTTCTGCATCAGCAACATCAGAAGACATTTCTATATCAGTTAAATCTACAGGAAATAAGTCTCTAAATATTGCCGAATATTGAACATTTTTATTACTTGTAAGAATTAATAATCTTCCATCAGAATATAATTCTCCCTTAGGATTAAACGTATTAGTTTCTGCAAGTTTTTTATATTGTTCATGAGCATCAGGAGAAGTAAGTCCTTTTATCCAATTATAAATTTCTAACCAATTTTGCAATTCTTCATCTATTATAAATCTAACACGTAGTTCATTATATTGTACTTTATCACCTGCAATAGGAATATCTCTAAGAGGAGTTACTTGTAACCACTGACCTGCTGACAAACCAGGTAAGTTTGTAGATTGACAGAAAAAATTCACGTTTGGAATTTTATCAATCATAAATTTAAAACCCGTGGGTATAAAATAATTTAAATTTTTTGGTTGTCTACTAGATTCTGCCATAGTTCATCTTCCGATACATTTGGTATATTTTCTAATGATTGATCTTGTTTAATAACACGCTTTATTTTTATTCCACTAGATATATTTAGTAAGTATTCAAAACCGTCAATGAATTCTTTCATCATTGTATTCTTAGTTCCTTCATTTGGATATCCATTAGTTCCATCATACATATTATCTCTATCACCGAATATGTCAAATCCTATTAAATATATTTCTTCTTTTGGATAAAAACTATATGCTAATCTAGTTGCTTGTATTCCAGCACTTAATCCCCACCCATCATCTTTCCAAGGTGTTTTTCTTATCAAACTTCCTTCTTTAGCCCATGTGATATAAGTATGATCACCCCAACCATTATAATAAAATTCATATCCTGTCGGTTCGTTTTCATAAATCTTAGAATCGGAAGGAACATCAATGGTCTCTCTAACTTCTCCTGGAAGAGAATTCATATTACTAATAACAACTTGATTGTTTAGGGAATAATCACTATCAAGAATTTCATGAGTACAATGAGGATCTATTGTTAAAAGAAAATCAGGCGCAAAATCACGATACAAAGCATTACATCCGAATGTCCATGCTTTTTCTTTAATTCTGTTCAAATCCATATGTTGTCTAGATTTACCATTTCCAATAACAACTACTGCCACATTATTTCTTCCATAAATTGTTCTGTTGTTATATTATCAATATTTTCAACTTTTGAATTATCATCAATGACTCTTGTTAATCTTATTCCAGGACAAAACTCCTCTTTTAACAAATAAAACAATCCAATTCTTTCGTTTTCCTGTATATCATATTCTTTTACCACTGACACTCCACGGTTACTTATCGTACCATAATTGTTAGTACCATCATAAATATTTTTTCTTTCGCCGAATAAATCAAATCCTATTAAATAAATTTGATGTTCTGAATGAAAATGTTCCCAAGCCAATCTAATACTCATCCATCCAGAATTTACTGGATGTACTCTCTCAAAAGGCATCATATAAATTTTATGCACTTTAGGTATTTTTTCTAATAAATCTGAAAATTTAGATAATGAATACTCAGTTGTCCAAACCTTATTTTCTCTAGTATAACCAGACTTAATTACTTCATCAAGCATATCTGGATCAGTCACAATGAGATTATCAGAAGTAAAATCACGATAAAGGGCATTACTTCCATATATTGTACCGTATTTCTTCAAAAAATGCAAGTCTATTTTCTGTCTTGACTCGCCATTACCTATGCAAAAAATCATTTTTTTGTATAAATTTCATAATCTGTATAGTTAATATTATGTGAATATGAATATACCACATGAACTTTAATATTTTCTTTTATTGTTTCAGCTATTCTATATCTCCACCACTGTTTCGGTTTCAATGTACAATGAGCATTTTCACCATTTGGTAAAGTCTGGTTGGCAGGATACATTGCTATATTTAGATAGGTACATTTATTCGATAATGTAAAAATTTCTTTTAGTGTGTACTGTACTTCGTATTCTGGAACATGTTCTAACACATCTGTACAAATAATACAATCAAAATTACCAGAAGGTAAAAGGCCCCATTTTGGTATTGCGGGATCATAAAGTCCCATCTTCTCAAGTCCCCATGATAAATGAATCTTGTCTTCTATATAATGTTTTGCGTTTCCACATCCATAATCTAATGCGGTTTTTGATTTTGTAGTTTCTATTAATTTTTTTATATTATCTAAATGGAGGGTAAGAGAAACACCAGGATAGGGGGGAAGTTGTTTATATAAATCAATTTTAGAATGCATAATGTCTCCAAAAACAAAAAAGGAGAAGGTTTTACCCTTCTCCTTTATGTATATTAGGTTTTTAGAGAAACTTACATTAAGTTAGCTACTCTTACAAGCCTGTAATACTCATTCAACGATGCGCCAGCATTGTCTGCACTAATGTCCGAATATCCGGAACTGTCAGGTGCTAATGCTCCAGTTGCAAATGGATTTCTTACAAGACCATATCGAGTCTTAAATCCAATTTTTGGCTGGAAGGTGCTTGTGTCAACTGCACGTACCATTTGTAATGGAACGTATGGGCAGTAGAACATACCAGCATCATATGAAGACGATCCTTTGTATCCAACTACAAAGTAATTGACATCATTTGTTACTGCATATGGATCAACATAAACACGATAGCGGCCGTTAAGTACGCCAACAAAAGTGTTTCCTGCATCATCAGGATTAAGATTGTTGCTATCAAGAGCAGGAGCGTAATCAAGAACTCCAGCCATTTGAAGTGCAGAAGCGACATCTGAAGAGGTCATGATCATATTACCTTTTCCTCTACGTGTCTTCTTCGCAATCTCGTTTGCTTCTCTCTCAATCTGGAACATGAGACCTTTAAACTTCTCTACGGACCAGCGACCATTTGAGTCGGTGTCAAGATCAAAGATACCTGTCTGTGTAACGTTAGTTTGGGCACCAACAACAGCTTCTCTGTAAATCTTACGAATAACTTCACGGTTAATTTCTGCAAGAATCTCAGCGGAAAGAATATTGCTGAGTTCTGTTTCTGCATCAAGACCATGAACTGCTTTAAGATCCTGAGCAACTTCCATTGTGTAATCTGCTCTTAAGGCTCTTGTTTTAGCAGTAACAGTAACCTTCTCAATTGAGAAAGCCATGTTATTAGGTGTTGCTACTTCACCTTGAGCAGTTGATAAACCACCTGCTACTAACGTTTGTGAAGCGTTAGCGGAACCGTCAGTATGAATGTGAAGACCAGGAACGTTAGTGTCCTGTGTGGCGGCGGAGGTGTTAGAAGCAAAACTTGTGTCTGCTTCGTTATAAAGGGCCTCTGGGGACTGATTCATTGTGACATATCTTGCTCTCATAGCAAAAATAAGACCAGTAGGACCAGTCATTGGTTGCACACCACAAACATCGTATGCAATCAAATTAGGCATTGCTCTCCTGACCAGAGAAATCATAATAGGATCATACTTCGCTACACCACCAACATCTGGGAATGCGCCTGAAGCCTGTCCTGCCTCTGTCAAGAAGTTCTGTGAAGAAAGAACTTGATTGTCTTCCTGCATGGACTTTTCTTGGTTTTCCAGAAGAACAGTTGTTACTGCCTTTCTGTATGGGTCATCTATTTTACCCAACTCTGGATGATCAAGAATAGGAGCCCACTTTTTTTGTAAATTTTCTGAAAGATACATGTGTAAATCTCCTTAGTTGTTAATATTGGTTCTAGAAATGGCACTTGCATATTGTCTAATTGACTCAGGTGCATCTGCCATTGCATCGTCTGAAGAATTTTCCTCATTAGGTTCCATGTCGTCTTGTGTGTCTTCGCTCAAAACCTGTTTATCTTCAGCGTCTTCTGTACGAAAATACTTGTCCTTGATGATCTGAAGTTTTTCAGTATATGTTTCTTCATTTTCATATTCAATACCTTCTGCCAACTTGATCATTTTTTCTTGATCAACTTCGGTCATTCCTTCTGAAACTGTATACAAAGCATCCATCTTTTTGTACTCTTTGAGTTCTTTAGATGAATCAATGTTTTTTTGTATCTCAGAATTTAATGATCCTTCAAGGTCTTCAACTTTAGCGAACAGATCATCTACAAGATCAACCTTTTCGTCTGGAATATCGACATAATGTTCGACAAACAGATTTTTAAGACCGACCATGAAATCTTCAACAATTTCTGAACGAATACCCTTATCAACTGCAAGTTCATTTTCTTGCATCCATTCTTTAACAACATAATTCATGAAATCATCTACCTTTTCAATCATAACAGTACGATTGTTTTCAATGGCTTCTTGAAGTTCTGTTTTGTATTGTTCATCAAGTTTGTCTATTCTTGTGGAAATTTCATCATTTACTCTGGCAAAAACTGCGGCTTCAAATATAGTGGCCGCTTTTTCTTTAAATTCGTCTGAAAGCTCTTCACCTTCAATAAGTGCTTGAACATCACCCTCTAAACTGAATTCTTCTCTAGCAACTACTTCTTTTGTTTCTTTAGTTTCAGAAACAATTTCATTGCCTTCTTCATCGAATTCTGCATCATCAACTTCGTTAAGTGCGCCGAGAATTTCAGCAACTTCTTCTTTGCTCATCTCATCTAACTTATCGTAAATTGATTTAATAAGTGACATTTTTGATGCACTTTCAGAAACTTTTCCTTTATCTGCAGGACGTTTCTTAGCAGATGGTACCCCTTTGGTAAAATCTGGTTTGGGTCCATCGGGAACCTCGTTGTTCACACCCGTTTCTTTTGCTTTTTCGGGAGCTTGCTTCATAGGCTCTTTATTTTTTCCGGCACCTGGAAATGAAGCCTCATCTACTTGAGCATCTTCATTTTCTTCTTTAGCATTATCTTCAAGAGTTTCCTCTTTCACTTCTTCTTTTTGCTCCAGGGCTTCATTTTTTTCTTCTGACATGTGATAACTCCTTAATTTTGTGAGAATTTTGTCTCTTGTCTCATGTTTATATTTATACAATTATAGGTTTGAAAGAAAACTATTGAAGGCTTTTATTTTTGCATTCTCCAGTTTTTTATAAGATGCTCCCGTAATTTCTTTTTTAATAGCAGAAAGTACTTTTTCTTTAAGAATACCCGATTCCCAAACCCATTCTTTCCCTTCCATGACACCCTGAACAAAAGCCTCAGGAGCAGAAGGATCAGCAACTATGTCAGCGGCAGTTGCTAAATAAAAATCATCTTTTACATATTTCACTCCACCCTTTTCTTCTAAAGAACCCATTCCTCTAGAAGAAACACCCAATTGTGCGCCATTTGAAATAAGATTTTGCACAATTTTGCCATAAGGGGTATCGATAATTTTCGCTTTGCCGACAACATTATTACCGTCTTCTTTCAATTCGGTAATCATATGAGATACCCGTTCTAAATTTATACCAGGCCCATCTGGATGACCAAGTTCTCCAAATGCTCTATTTTTTCCAACGTAACTTTCATTATATCTCTGAATTTCTTTCATAAGAATATCTCTGGGATAAATTCTTCCATTCTTATTTTTCACTTCTGCCATCATAAAGGGCCCTTGAATATATAGAGATTTTTTCCCGTCTTTTTCTTCTGTAAAACACTCTATATTCTCGTTAACTTCTGTAATTAATTGCATGACTTAACCTTTTTGTCCTGGTGTTGGTGTCTTTCCTTTGTTTCTTTTACGTTGTAATTCTTGTTGTCTTTTGACTTTCACTAATCTCTTGGCCATTTTTTTAATTTTTGGTAAAAATTTCTCTAATCTTGTCGCAAGCATCATTTTTTGAGAAGGAGACATTTTTGTAAGGCTTTGTCCTTTAGCAATTCTACTTCTCATTATATTTCTAGCACTTCTCCGAGCCCGTTTTTGTAATACTTCTGGACTCGCCATTCTTCTTAATGCTCTTTGTTTTGCTCTTGTCAACAACTTAGACCGTCTTCTAGCCCGCTGTCCCGCTTTCAATCTTTGTTGAAGAGTAAACTTTCTTTCTTCTAGAGGAACATGTTGATATTCTGCTTCGTCTTTAAATTCTCTGAAATCTTTCATCTTTTTACATTCTTATTTAACTTTGTAATTCCTCTAAATAATCCAGACCTCAATGTTTTCTTTCTTTTTAAAGTTATTAATCTCTGTTTTATTTTTCTTTTTCTTAAAGACTGCCTTATTTTCAGATTAGTTTTAGGATTAAATTTCTTTCTTTCTTTTGCAGACATTTTTTTAAGAATCTTCTTACCTGCAACCTTTCTATATCCCTTACCAATTAGACTTCTGCTTTTTCTAAAAATATTTCTAAATGCTTTTCGTCTACCCCCAATAGTTCGAACACGACTAATTTTATGTATTCTTCTCGCCTTGCTCGCCATTATTCATTAGTCCGAATGTGCAATTGCTGTTGCAGATCCTGTAAAAGCTAGGGTCTGCGCCGCTTGTTTATTGACTTTATGTACTCCTGCGGGTAAAGAAATTGTTCCCACGGCGCCACCACCCGACTCTTTCACGGTAATAGTTTGAGTCGATGCCAATGTACACGCAACTGCAGTTGCGGAACCTATGTTACTATCTGCTGGATTCGTTACTGCCGCGGCAAGTATTTTATAAGCCATTACTTACTCTCCTCTGCTTCTAGAAAAAGAAACCATGTTCCAAAAATCTTTCTTACTTTCAAATAATTTTTCAGAAAATTCTTTCTTGTTTTTTTCATTTAATTTTTTATACATTTCATATAGAGCTTTCGCATCATCGGGCTCAACAATTACTTGAATATCATCTTTTAAACTTATTTTATGCGATTTTTGAGCTTTATAAATTTGTTTGAGTAAAGGAATTAAATCATTAATATGATGAATATCTTCGATCATGTCTTCATCATCATATTCATATTCTTCATATGGATTATCTTCCGAACCATGTTCCATTTCATAATCAAGATAATATTTTACAGAACTTAAATTAGAACACGCTTTTGAAATTTTATCTTGAA